TGTTGATGTATTAGAAGTATCTGGTAGATTTGGATCTGTAACAACAGTAATACTTCCATCGTCTTCGATAATAGTTACAATTCCTGTTTGAACATCTACTTGAATAATTGACATGTTTTCCTCATTCGTAAAGTATGTTAACGGAGCCAGCATCAAAAGTATCAGTGCCACCAACTGTTGTAACTTGAATTGCAGTTAATTGTGCAGATAGTGGTACTGATCCAGTACTAATTCTAAATCCACCACCGTTAGATTCTCCAATAGAACCAGTCATAGCCCATGTATTTCCAGATAAATTAACAAAAGTTGCTATACCATTCATCAATGATGTTGCCGCAGGAGATATAAAAATTACAAATGCTGTTGTAAAATTAGTAGAAGAAGCACCAATAGCTGTTGCAATTCCAAGATAACCAGAAGTTGTATAAGTTGTGGAACCTGTTCCAAGCTGAACTATTATTGAGTTTGTTCCACTTGTTGAAACACCACTCAACATTACAGTAATTCTTTTCACCCAAGAAGGAATTGCTGTAAATTGAATTGCAGTTCCAGAAGTAGATGCAACTGCAGTTGCAGAAGTAATTAAACTACTTCCTAGAGTTTTATTTGTAAGTATCTGAGCATCAGTTGTGCCTACACCCGTGCTACCCGATGGCAGTGTAATACCGTTTGTACCATCAATCGTTATTGCCATTTATTTTCTCTCATTCGTAAAGGATGTTGACGGAGCCAGCAGTAAAAGTACTTGTGCTACCCACTGATGTAAGTATAACTTGAGTTAATGTAGAACCCAATGCAATTGATCCAGAACTCGTAGTCATTCCATTCGTTCCGTTAAATAAACCAACACCTGTTGCTATCCAAGTATTTCCTGTCAAAAGAGTAAATACCATTGTTCCAGTGTATGTAGTACCAGAACCAGTATTTTGACCAATTGGGAAACCTGTTGTTAACGCTCCAGTAGCACCAGAACCTGCGCCATTATATTGTGTCGAAGCAGCCGTGTATCCTGTTGTAGTTGCTCCACCGCTGGTTCCTAATTGGAATTGGATAACATTCGAACCGTTTGTTGTTATACCACTATACATAAGAGTAATACGTTTTACCCAACTTGGAATCGAACCAAATGTAATTGTAGTTCCAGATGTGGTTGCTTGCACCGTCGCAGATACGATATTCGTAGACACACCCTGCACCGCAGCCGTGCCTGTACCAGCTGGAATAGTAACAGTGTTAGTACCATTTTGTTGAAACTGAATTACACCAGAGTTATCAGATGTTACCTGAAGACCAGATGCCGTAGTTGCGTTTATTGTGACTGCCATTTATTTTCTCTCATTCGTAAAGGATGTTGACAGAGCCAGTAGAAAATACCGCAGATCCACCGGTAGTTCCAATTTGCAAACGATCTACAGTACCAGACATTGTGACTGACCCGCCACCGACATAGCCTGAGCCAGCACTAGAGTAAAACATAAAGGATGCGGTCCAAATATTGTTACCCAAGTAGCTGAGAATAAATTGACCAGAAAGTCCTAAATTCGCAGCAGCTGCAAAAGATAAAGGAAATTGTGTTGTTGAAGTTAATGCCGAACTATTGTTCAACTGAGATACCAATGCGGTATATCCAGATGATTGAATTGAACCACTACCAAGCTGCAAAATAGGCTGAGATGACGTTGAACCTGTGCTAAGGTTGGATAAACACGCCGTAATACGTTTTGCCCATGAGGGAATACCTGTGAATAAAACTGCCGTTCCTGAGGATGGGCTTTGAACAGTTCCGCTGACAATATTCGTAGAAACATTTTGTGCTGTAATAGTACCAGTACCTACTGGAAGATAAAGAGTACTAGAGCCAGCAGTAGCATTAGCCTGAAGGATTACCGAACCGCTAGTGTCGCCATTGATTGTTATTGAACTCATAATACCACCCACTTACTACCTGAAGGAATTGTTACCACAACACCACTATTTATTGTTAATGGACCAACTGACATTGCAGATTTACCAGTCGTAATTGTATAACTAGAAGTTAATGTTTTACTGTTTTCGTGAAATACACCACCGACTGAAACAACTACAGAGTTAACAACAGTATTTACAGTTGAGTTACCGAAAGAAATATTGTTACTGAATAGATATTGCGCCGCTGTATTTACACCTGCAGATGCCGTACCCCAGTAAGGCGAACCAGTAACACCGTTTGAAATAAGAACTTGACCAGATGTACCAACTGAAGCATTGGCAGAAAATGGCGTTGTGATAGTTAGCTGTGTAGTATTAGCTATAAAGGTAGTACCGACTGTGTGTGAAGCAGCATTTATAGCAGCCGATGGCGCATTAAGTAATGTACCTTGAATATATGCGTTACCATTAACTGATAACTTATCTACAGGAGTGGTGTTGCCGATACCCAAGTTGCCGTTAGAAGCTAAACGCATTGTTTCTGGAACTGCAACACCGTTTAACGTAGAACTACCGGTACCAAATGTTATGCCGCTGTCATTGTAGCTCGTTCCAGTCCCGCCGTTGAACTGAATAAATGCCATCCAAGTAGCGTCTATCTTTTGCTGCAGTCTGGTACCAGCACCGTCCCAACCGGTGTTTGCTATCATTCTAGTATTAGTAATTTCTAGAGAGTCAGCATTACCATCTGTACTTCCATACCTCTGATAAAAAATCTGACTGTTGGCGGTAGCACCAAGAGCACCACCGCTGTTACCCATGTCTATCTTAAACGAAGGAGTACTATAACCGCTAACACCGATATTACCGTTTGATACGAAATATGCAGCCGTACCGATGGTAGCTGTATTGGTCGAGACTACTAGTGAAGCTGTGTTAGTCATTGTCGAGTTGGCGGTGAATGCAGTCCCTACCGCATAAGATGCAGCATTAACAACACCAGTATGGTATACGCCTAACGTATTCGCGATAAAAGAAGTAGAAACAGTATACGATGCTGCGTTAATAGTACCAACAGCATAAACGCCACCGTTAGCGGCTAGTGTCATCGATGTTGTTGCGTTGGCTTGAAAAACGAGAGAACTTCCAGAGCCACTAGCTGCTACTATTGCGGTTAAAGTATTTGCACTAAAAAGAGCTAATTGAGATGATTGTGCAGAATCTGTTATTTGGAAAATACCAGCCGTAGTATCAGTTCCACCACCAGCATATGCTCTATAACTAAAATTTCCTGAACCTGTTCTTGCAGCAACACCACTAGAATTAATAGTTACGTTGCCTGATCCAACAGTAACTGATGTATCAATAGTTGCTGTTCCATAAATTCTAGTACCACTTTGTAAATTTGCCATATAAATTTTCCTAATTAATAGTTATTTATGTTGGTTTTGTAACTTCATCAAATATGCCAGAAATTCGTAAAGTTCCATTTGCAAAAAGTTTTTGGGCTAACCCAGCAGTAATTGGATTTATCGTAACTTCATCAAATATTCCTGTATTGGCAATTAAAAATGTACCATTACTATATGTTCTAGTAGCTACACCCGTTAAACCAGTTACTTCATCAAATGTTCCAACAGTATAAAAATTACCAGATGAATTTAATCTTGTTACGTATGTTGGTGGTGTGTAGGTAATAACAATGATACCCGCACCAGCAGCACCACTAGTATCGCCATTCTGGTTTCCTTGACCACCACCATATTTTCCGCCAGAACCCGTTGTTGTATTAGGACCATTAGTAGAAGTACCCGCACCAGAACCACCTCCTGGACCTGCAACTGCAGTAAATGTTGCAGTATGTGTACCAGATTGTGTACCAGTTGTATTAATAGCTGTTCCATTAAGAGTGGCAGCTATATTAAATGTGGTAGTAGAGGTAACGCCACCAGAAAAAATAGCAAGAACGTAATAAGTTGTACCAGCTGTAATACCTGTTGGAAGTGCACCAGTAGTAGAAAATACAACAGGTGTTCCAGATTGAGGAGCAGTAGCAACAGTAAATACGCCTGGATTAGCAATACTAATAGTAACAGTTTGGGAAGTAGTGCTGGTTGCAGTCCAGTAAACACCTACGCCACCTTCTCCGCCTCTATAGTTTCCTCCACCTGCTCCGCCGCCACCACCACCGCCACCTGCTCCTGTACCTCCTGGCGAATTAAAACCACTACCAGCAGAACCAGTCGGCGTTCCACCTCCTGTACCACCTACGCTAGCACTACCATTAGTACCACCATTACCGCCACCGCCACCGCCACCAGTACCGTTATTTGATGGACCACCAGTACCACCAGCTCCATTTGGTCCTGCAGCGCCACCACCGCCACCGCCACCGCCATTTACACCACCAGTGCCTCCATTACCACCACTAAAAGCAGCAGCTGAAGGAATAGAAGCAGATGCTTGTCCACCTAAACCACCTGTAGTATTAGAACTAAAAGAACCGCCTTTTGCAAGTAATCCAGTTGCAGAAGATGATGGCGCAGAAGCAGCTGCTGTATTAAACCAAGTATCTCCGCCATTAGCTGTAGGGGTTGCAGCACCCGTACCAACACTAATATTAACTACTTGTCCTGGAGTTAAAGAAAAATTACTTAATTTAGTATATGCACCACCGCCACCACCTGCACCGCCAGCTGGCCAAGCAGAACCCGATCCACCGCCACCACCGATGGCTTCAATAGTATTATTACTAGATGAAAAATCAGAAGGAACAGTCCATGTTGATCCACTAGCAGTAGTAAGAATTATAACTTTAGTTGCCATTATCCAAATACCGTATCGAGACTACCAGTTGATGCATTATAATATGTATACGCCTGATTGGCACCAGCTGAGTTAGCATAACCGATACGACCTGCAGTATACACGTTACCGTTTGCAGCTATACCACCATATGAAATAATAGCACCAGCGATAGCATTAGGAGAAGCGTTGGTGCTAGTAAATAATGTTTGGTTAGCAGAAAATGTTTGAGTATTCGTCCAGCTATATTGAGCGGCAGTATTAATTGTTACTGTTACAGATGCCCAGTATGCATTACTTGTTCCGTTAGAAGTAAGAACTTGTCCTACAGTACCGTTCGAACCTGCAAGAAAAATTGCAGAGTTAACATAAAGAGCAGTATTGTTCGCAACAAATGTGCCGCCAGTTGTAAGATGAGATATCGAACTTACTACGTTGGTTGTGAAAATACCATTATTGTTAGCAGTGACTACAGCACCGATTGTATATGAAGCTGCATTTACAGTACCAGTAGTATAAACACCTAAAGTGTTTGCAATAAACGAACTGCCGATTGTATATGAAGTAGAATTAATTGTAGAAGCATTAACTGTACCAGTGGTGTACATACCCGATAAGTTAGCGATTAATACGCTTGCAGTAGCGTTACTAATCGCAACAGAAACTGCAGTTATTGTTACGTTTCCTGCAGAGTTTGCTACTGAAATAGTTCCAGTAGTTTGGGTAGTGCTACTATTACCAATTGTAAATGCGCCAGTATTCGCCAATGTAATTGTTGGTGAAGTACTCGTATTACCAGTCCATAAAAGATTAGTAGAATTGAATACCGCATTAGCACCTGAATAATGATTAGCAGCATTAGCATTACCAGTCGTTGTAAACGCAGAAGCATTAACGATACCAGTCGCAAGTATACTTGTTGCTCCAGCAGTTATCTGTACGTTACCAGCAGAGTTAGCTACTGTTATAGAACCAGTAGTTTGAGTAGTACTACTATTACCAATACTAAATGCGCCAGTATTTGCTAATGTAATTGTTGGAGAAGTACTCGTGTTACCAGTCCATAATATACTAGCACTATTAACAATTAAGTTAGAACCAGAATAAAAATTAACAGCATTAGCATTACCAGTCGTTGTAAATGATGCAGCGTTTACGGTACCAGTAGTGTAGACGCCAGTAGCATTGGCAACAAATGCAGTACCTACAGTATAAGATGTAGCATTTATTACGTTATTAGCAGCACTCATAACTACGTTACCGTTAAAAGTAACTACGTTGCTGAACGATTGAGTATTAGTCCAAGCATACTGGGCAGCAGTATTAACGGAAGCTGCTGCACTTATAGTCGACCAGTATACGTTACTGGCGCCATTTGATGTAAGAACTTGTCCAACTGTTCCTTGTGAACCAGCAGAATCAATAATAGAAATACCAGTAGAAATTTTTAAATTGCCACCTAGATATGTTGTTCCGTTAATTGATAATTTGTCTCCTGGAGCAGTATTTCCAATACCTACGTTACCGGATCCGGCATCTAATCTAAAACCTTCTATTTCAGCACCACCACCAGAAACCATATAATATAATTGTACAAGATTACCTTTTAATCTTAAATTGTTCCAGCCAGTTCCAGGAGTTACTGAAATAATTTCTCCATAACCACCAGCACTGTTCCAACCTATACCAAGAGCTGGTGTTGTTGTTCCAAGAGTTGGTGGTCCGAATACAGCATAAGTTTTATCCCATGCAGTGCCTCCGCCAGTCGAATCATTCATACCGACTTGTAATGCTGCAATTCTATTTGTAGAATTTACATAAACAGATGTACCAGTAATTATATTTTTAACAAAAGTACCAGAATCATTCGCAACAAAAAAGTTAGATGATGTAGTATTACTGAATGAAATAGAGGTTGGTGTTAAAGTAACATTTCCTGACGTATTAACAACACCTTGAGATGAAACATTAATGTAACTATAAAAACTGCTATTACCAGTAAAGAAAACAGTAGAATTAGTTTGCGTATTAACAGTAGAATTACCAATCGAAATTAAAGTTGGAGTAATTGTTGTAGAGTTAACAATTGTATTGTTGTCTGATAATGTAAAGGTATTTGCAGTAAGTAATGAATTGAATCCATTAGTATCTGCTAATGATATTCCGTTAGCAGCTACTGATTGGTAATTTCCAATATTATCAATAAAATTAATAGAATTGCTGTATACGTTTGTTGTTGAATAAAATGACAAACCTCCAGTAAAACTATAATTTTGTGTTGTGTCTAATCCAGGAACATTTCCCCAATAAGTATTTGTTCCAGTACTGATTAATATACTTCCACTATTACCATACGAACCATTTGCAATTAAACCGCCAGTTACAGTAACGTCACCGCCAAAAGTAGCATTATTAGAATTAATTGTTGTGACGATACTATTAGAAGAAATAACAAGATTACTTTGGTTCATACTGATGTTTGCAATTTCAGTACCAATAACAAGATTAGAACCGTAAACAGTAACCTGCCCAGCTTGCATTAAAGTATATTTTGAAGTACCGCCACCTAATCTAAAAACTGAACTGTTAACAAAAAATGCATTTTGTGTTGGATCTACTAATCCATTAACTGAAGTTCCAACTGTAATTTGACTTGGCTGTAATTGTAGAGCACTCGTTAATCCAGAAATTGCTAATGATGAAGAGTTAGCAAACATATTAGCAGTACTGTTACCAGTATAAATCGTAGAAGGTGTTACCCTAACAGCTGTTGAAGAATTAGCAACTTCCATGTAAATAGAATTATAAGCTGAAACTGTACCAGAAGTTGCAGTAGTTGAAGCTATCGAATATTTTACAACAGAAGATGTAGGATAACTGATAGGTCTATCGGTAACCCAAGACACTGAACTTGAAACTGATTTAGGCGAACCTAATGATCCAGCCGCTAAAGTAAAAGCTATATCAGTACTACTTGGAGCAATATCAAAAGTATTAGCAGTTGGAACTGCATTACTAACTAAAGTACCAGTATATGGTCCTCTCGTTATTGTTGTATTTAAAGTCATTCCGGAAACAGAGCCAGCAAAAGCAACATATCCAGAAATTATTCCAGATAAATTTGATCCTAAATTATTAAGACTGTTGCCGACAGTAAATGTAGCAGATGCTCCAGTGCCCGAAGTATTAGTAATTATTACCCAACCGCCCAGCGAACCTCCTATAGATCCTGCTGGAATATTCGTTCCTGTAGTAGTATAAATTCCAGGTTCTGCTTTTAAAAACACCCATTGTCCTGTCGTAAATGGATGATATTGTGCTGATATTACAAATGCATTTCCAGTAATTGTCGTTGAGCTAACAGTCTGGGATTGGTTAACGACCCAGTTATTTCCACTACCACTTACAATATAAGTACCGTTTAATACGTTTGAACCAGTAAGATATTGACCGATCGCAATCGTGCCTGTTGGACTTCCAGTAACTGTAAGAGCGGTTCCGGAAATAGAAGCAGTAAACGAAGAAGTTGTTAATGCCCAAGTTGAACCATATATTGTACTTGTGCCGCTAACGAAAGAAGTTCCCTGAAAAAGATATTTCCATCTTGGTAGAGAAATCGTACCTGCGGCTGTAGTTAATGCTGCTGGAGTATAAGGTGTACCAACTACAGAATTTAAATTAAATAAAACAAAAGTATTACTAGAAGCAGATGCTCCAGTATAAGGAAATTGTCTTTGTCCACTAAAATCTGAACTACTTCCAGCTGTCGGTAATGATGCTGTACCTAAACTTAAATTTGCTGCTAATTGTACGTAAGCATTTGCACCAGTTCCTGTTACAGCAGCAGTTGTATAATATGAATAACCACCAGTAGTTGGAAGTGTAATATTAAAAGAGTTTGGTGTCGATGTAGGAACTGATGCAATACTAAAAATTTTATTATTCAACAAATAAACTAACGAAACACTACTCATAGTTATTGGAGTGTATCTAGTAATTGTTGTAGATCCGACAGCCGATCCAGGTTTTGGTAATACGTTGTATGTACCAGCACCACCAGTGCCAGTTCCTAATGAAGCGATGTATGTTCCCTGTGGTACGTTCGTTCCAGAAAGATATTGTCCAACAGCAATACCAGTTGGCGAACCCGTAACCGTCATAATACCAGTAGTTGCGATAGATGCAGTAAATGTACCACCGACTGCAACAGTTGATGATGCACTAAGATTATAAGTATTAGGAGATGATCCTGCTCCAGTAATATAAGTTCCGGAAGTAACACCACTTCCACTTATAACTTGACCAGCCGCAAATGTAACTCCTGTAGGAACAGAATTTACTGTAAGAACCGTTCCGGAAATAGTACCGCCAAACGAAAATGCCGTAGTATTAATCGCCCCAGAAGTAACGCCATTAAATTGAATATAAGAACCAACATCAAGATTATGTGCCGTTGGCATTGCTACTGTAAGAGTTGCAGAAAGAGCCGTTGGCGCAGTACCAATAGATTTAAATGATGATACTGAAGCAGAATAAACATTAGTTGAAGATGAAGATAAAGTTACAGCTTGTGCGCCAGTAAAAAGATAAGGACTCGATAAAGAAAAATATGCATTTGGAGAACCAGAAAATGGATCAAACGACATACCCGTTACAGATATACTTGCTGTATCTGTAAATGAAGGTATATTTACATACATACCATTAGATAGACCATGAACGGTTGTTGTGTTAAAATGTAAATTACTTGCGCCACCAGTAGTCCAATATGAAGAAATAGTATTCGTAATCGATGGAAAATTAGCATAAGTTAAAGTGTTACTATTAGGAGTAGAAGTTACTGTATAAGAACCATTATATGTTAAAGGTGCATAATTTGGATCAACAGGAATACCAGAAACAGCTATTGGATCTGATGTATTAAATCCATGAGGACTTGTTGTAATAATAGTAGCTACGCCAGATGTTCTTTGAACAGAGGCAATATTAGCAGCAAAAGGAGTATAAATTGTAAAACCGTTAGCCGCTACTATACCCGAAACTTCATAAGTATTATTAAATTTTGCCGCAGCTCCAGGTAAACTCGATAATGTTACATACTGACCTTTTGTTGGCGCAACGAAATTAGTATTCGTTGTCGTATAAATTGTTAAATTAGAACCATCATACGAATAAGTATTAACTGTTAATGATTGCGAAAAAGCATTAAGATTAAACTGCGCATTAGCGATACTATTACCACTGAAAATAATTTTCGGTGACATCTGAGAATTGCTAACCGAATTACTTACAGAAATAAATATAGAATTTATAACAGAATTTATACTGCTATTACCAGCGAACAAACCAATAGCATTAATAGAGCTATTAACACTGCTATTACCGACACTGATACCTTGGTCAATCGTTACATTAGTTGCATTTAAAGAAGTTGCCGTTATAGTACAAGCAGTTAATGAAGATTGAGATGCACCAATAGCAATAAGAGCACTACCATTCGAAGAGTACAAAATTCCATCGGTTAAGTTAATTGCTAACTCACCTGGATTTATATATTGTCCATTACTAGAACTTGTGGTGTTTGGTTGTCTACCAGCCACCGTAGTTCTTTTAATTTGTAATATTGTATTAGCCATATGGCATCCTCTTTAACGGTATATACCGAGGTATCAATTTAATGTATTTATTAGAAAGTTCCGCCGTCTAAATTAATTGGCGAAGTAAATATAAGATTTGCAGTATAAAGAGCAGCTGTATATGTTACGTTTGAATTGAATATTGTATTGGTTCCACCAAATGTATTATTTCCAGTATAAGTTGTGTTATTAGAAGTATATGCATTTACAGCATTAGAATAAGCAGTTGTTGCATTAGAAGTAACAGAACCTGTGGTTGCATAATTACTAAGATTAGATGATAACTGCGCATTAGAAACTACGTTAGCTGCAGATACAGTTCCAACGAAAGATGTATTATTCGCAGTACCACTAAATGCTGTAGAATTAATTACTACACTAACTGATGTATTACCAATGAAAATATTAGAAGAAGAAATATTAGCATATGCTATACTATTACCAAGTTGAATTAGTGAAGTGTTTACATATAAAAGATTAGCAGTAGTAGCAAACGCAGCACCTTGAGGAGCATAAACTGGATAACCTCCAGGACCATTATTAAGAGGACCTCCAATTGTAATAGCAGGTCCATATTGAGTACTACCGCCACCTCCGCCAAGAAGATTTGGAGAAATAGATATATTAAGAGTTGCATTACCAGTAAATATATGATCTGAGTACATAGCCGAGTTTACGCTACTATTACCAACAGATATATCATTATTTACAGATACATGGTTAGCCGATAAACTATTCGTAGTAATAGAATTTGCAACAATATTACCTACAGCAGAATCACTAGCCCAGTAAACACCAGTACCATTAGAAGCTAGTACTGTACCATTAGCACCAAATGCACCGTTTGCGATAATTTGTTTAAGAGTAATCGAACTTGAGTTTATGCTTAATGTATTGCTACCAAAAGTAACAGCAATATTACTTGTAAATGTTGCTCCAGAAAGTAATGCATAATTACTAAGATTAGATGATAACTGCGCATTAGAAACTACGTTAGCTGCTGTAACAGACCCAACGTATAATGTATTATTTGATGTTTGACTGTAATTCGTGGTGTTGATTATAGCATAAACAGAAGTATTGCCAATGTTTATAGTATTAGCCCAAAAATTTGCGATATGAAAAGAAGGATCTGTTGTTACAATATTTATAGCTTGGTCTGGTTCTGGAGTATAATTATCAAATACTTTCCAGTAACCGTCCGCATAATCTCTCATTATACCAGAATGGTGATAAGATCCATCATTATAACCACCAACGATACCAAGATCTGGATTTATTCCTGATTTATAAGATGCAGTACCATTTGATGTAAATGTACCAGTAAATGTATTCGAAACTTGAAATGTAGAAGAATTTGCGAATAATACAGGAACATAATTTGCATTATTGAAACCAGAAGGTACAATTCCTGTTATAGAAACGACACCTAAATTACTAAAAGCATTAAGTGCAGTATACGTAATAACAGAACCGTTACCAGAAGCATTAGTAACTGTTGCAGTGGCAGGTTCATTAAGGTACAACATATTATCCACTGTCGTAAAGTTAGCTGCATTAACAGTAACAGTTGTACCATAAACATTTAAATTTCCAGAAATAGTTACGTTTCTTCCAACATTAAGATCATATGTTGTTTGTATATTATTTGCTGTGACATTGCCTGTAAATGTTGCTCCAGTAAGAGCTGCATAATTTGTGAGGTTAGAAGACAGTTGACCATTAGAAACTACGTTAGCTGCAGATACAGAACCAACGAATAACGTATTATTAGCAGTTAAAGTAGCTACGTTAGCAGACAAACCAGCTGTTGTTTGGTAGTTAGCTAAGTTGTTATTTAAATTTGTAGCAGTAACATAATTACTCAAGTTGCTTGATAACTGGGCATTTGATACAACATTAGCTGCAGATACAGAACCAACAAAATTTGTATTATTTGAAGTTAAAGTAGCTACGTTAGCAGATAACCCAGCAGTAGTTTGATAATTACTCAAGTTGCTTGATAACTGGGCATTTGATACGACATTAGCTGCAGATACAGAACCAACAAAATTTGTATTATTTGAAGTTAGTGTAGCTACATTTGCCGACAAACCAGCTGTGGTTTGGTAGTTAGTTAAGTTAGATGATAGCTGGGAATTACTTACTACGTTAGCCGCAGATACAGAACCAACAAAATTTGTATTATTTGCAGTTAAAGTAGCTACGTTAGCAGATAACCCAGCAGTAGTTTGATAGTTGGCAAGATTAGCAACTAATTGAGCATTCGATACGACATTAGCTGCAGATACAGAACCAACGAAAGATGTATTATTTGAAGTTAGTGTAGCTACGTTAGCAGATAAACCAGCAGTAGTTTGATAGTTAGCTAAATTGTTAGTTAAATTTGTAGCAGTAACGTAATTGGCAAGATTAGCAATTAACTGTGCATTACTTACTACGTTAGCAGCTGGTAGACCACCAATATATAATGAATTATTAGCAGTACCATTAATCGTTGAATTAAATGTAATTGTGTTAGTAAATGTTTGGGTATTCGACCAAATATACTGTGCGGAAGTATTTACGCCAACAGCACCTAATGATTGCCATATTACTGCGCTTCCATTCGTTGATAGAACTTGACCATTAGTACCAGCTGAATTACTTGAGTCAAGGAAATAAGAATTAACAATAAGATTAGAAGCAAACGTAATAACATTCGTAAAGGTATATTGTTGTGATGTGTTTACACTACCTCCACCACCGCCATTAGCAACTATTGCGAAGTTACTGTTTAGATCATTAGCTGTAAGTGTTTGTCCTTGGATGAATATATGTAAATTTGCCATTAACCTATAATTCCTCCAACAGTCCCAGAATCAAGAGCGATTGCATTGCTCGGTGATTCTAGTGGAGCTAGTGTGTCGGCACTACCTGTTATTATTATAGCACCACAATAACATATACTACCTGTAACTGCAGTAACAGAATCTTCACAGTAAAAATTTCCAGAGCCATTAATAATCGGAGTAACGCCATGACCAGGAATTGGGCAACTATGAAGATCCCCAGCACGTGCTACGAGAATACCATCTACGTATGTTCTAGCAGCAGATGATATTACTACACCACCATGGTCACTTATATCTCCAATTCTTACTACGTTTGCCATATTAGTCCTTATTCATTAACTCTGACAGTGGTAGAATCGATTACAATCAATTGACTTGTCATATTAATGATAGAACTTCCAATAGTCAAAACGATACTTGATGGATTGATAACAATACTTGATTTACCTACTTTTAATGTTATTGAAGTATCACTATCAATTAGAATATCACTTGCATCTTTTAATCTAAATTTGCCAATATCGATTTGGAAATCAACATTACCGCTTTGGTTATTTAGAGCCCATTCGCCATTAACTATATCAGAACGATTGCCAGTAACTTGTTGTACGCTATCGCCTAAAATATTTTCATGAATATCGCCAACACGATCAGCTACAAGGTTTCCGTCGATTGTATTAAAAACGTCACCACTAGAATGATGGTATTGAGTATCGGCTGTACCGAATACTTGATGACCCGATGAACCGTGATAATCATCCCCAGCAACTTCAGCACTACGACCACTATCATAGTTTTGTCTAGACACACCACTGATTTTTACGTCATGGTTTCCATCAACTGTAGTAGAAGCACCGTTGCCACTATACGACCAAGTTCCATTAGCAACTGCTTCAACTTTAGATCCGTCGGCAGCATGACCATAATAAGAACCTGAAGGTTGTATTTCGAAATATGCTTCATTTCCAGGCTGGATGCTTTTTAATGTTTGACCACCACCTGCATCTTGTGTTACATGAAGATAAGGATAGGTTCCTTGCCATGGTAACTTTGGATGTTTTAAATTATAATCTGTATCTTGTGTAGGTAACATATTATCTGCCATTTTAAATTTTCGTTACAGTTGGTTCGTGAACAGTAGCACTAGGAACAAATGTTAAATTATATTTTTGACCTGTATCTGGTGAAGTTATTGTTTCATTTATAATTCCACTTCCGCCAGCAAGCTGATCATTATATGATTTTTTTAACGCGAGATATTTACAACCATGAATTAATTCGGCATCAGCTTGGTCTGGTGTAGGAGTAAGAGCTGCTTGCATACTTTTCTTTTTCTTTTGAAGATTTGCTTGATTTTGAGTAAATACATTCATTGTATTCTGAACAGAACCATTTAAAACTGATTGGGGTAAATGATTTTGTATAGTGCTGTTAATCGCTCCGCCAAGATTACCGCCAAGTAAACTTTTTGCTAATCCAAGCATTGATCCAACATTAACACCAACTCCAAGAATTTTTGTTAAACTATCGGCATTCATTCCAGTTAAACCGCCTGTTAATAATCCACCAAGAATTAAAGGATTTAATCCAGCACCTATATTAAAATGAGGTAAAAAAGCAGCCGTCATTGATAATATAGAATTTCCCTGTACATGTTCTTGTGCAGATGCGTAATTAGGTTGACCATTTCTTAATGTATAAACAAAATCACCACTTGGACCTTTCCATTGAATATATCCTGGAAATGGATCACTAACAGCTGCATAATATTGCTGTATGTAAAGATTAGGTACTGTTTTAACAATAAGATTTGCTGGTGGTCTAGGTGTATTTGTGCCAATAATATTTGATTTTGGAGGTTTATAAGCTGAAGTAGTTCCATTATTATTTACTGCACTAGATATTGCTAAATTTATACCAATGCTTAATGCCTTTCCTAATATTGGACCAAGATTAGCTCCTCCAATAGAACCAAGAATAGAACTTATAGTATTTGTAAAACCAAATTGATTTGCTAAATTTCCAATCACACTACCAAGAATATTTCCCATCATATTAGTTTGACCAAGTGGGCTAGACATAGATATTATATTACGAATATCTGAAAAATTAGAAACCATATTTGGTAACGAAGCACTTAAACTTTGTGGATCAACTTGTTTAATTGTATCAAGAACATGTTGGCCAGCTGAAGTACTTGCTACTGTTGGCGTTGATGGTTGTTTGAAAATTGTATCAAGGACAGTTCTAGTTTCAACGCCATCTTTACTCGTTAATTTCGATGGATCTTTTTTACCTTCATTAATTTCAGTAATCAACATACGACCAGCATTAAGAATACTAAACGGATTTATAAACGGTGGAGGACTATGATTTTGAGCTGCTGCTGGAATACTACCGAATGAAGTATTAACTTTCGGAATACCATCAGAAGTTGTTCCGTCAATAAAATTACCAGCTTTGCCGACAGAACCAGTAATAATTGGCTGCTGTTGATCTTTATCGTTCCAGTAACCTTTTACTATAGAACCTTTTACTAATCCTAATGGTGCTGTTCCTATTTTACCAAATGCTGCAGAAGTAACAGGTTGATGCACTAATGCCCAAGGTAAATCCGCATCCGGAATATTACTTACATCATCATGTTGACCAAATACACGTATCTGAACACGACCCGACTGATCAGGATCATATACATTTACGACTTTTGCAGTAAATTCGCCAGCGTATGTTTGTCCTAAATTTCTTTCGGTCATTTTACACCATTTTCTAAATTACCCTTAATACATTCAACAACACATGTATATCTTGGTCTTTCTCCAAGCATACCTATGTCATGATGTATTCTTGATATTAAAAAATTACCATCTAACATTTCATCATCTTCTCTTGGTCCGGTCGTTCCTATTTTCTTTGGTAAGTTAATTTTAATAACAGAACCTGGAGTTAAATTGAAATTACCATATACTCTCATCTTTAAACTATTTTGTAAAAGAGTCGATAGATACGATTGTAAATCTGCCGTATTATCAGGAATATGAGTATTGGCTCTTTGAGAAGTATCAGCTGGAATTAATGACTGTGGTGGAATTTTTGATGTAAGATATTTTTGTCTAAAGGAAGAAGAATCATATGAACCTTTACCCCCAGTAGTATATTTTGTTGAATCGGTAACAATATCTTTTTGAACATATGACTGTGTTCTATATTCGAATTGACTAACACGTCTAGTACCGCCAAATTTAATTCTATCAACCGTATTAAAAACTTTAGGAATTTCTAAAGAGATAATATTATCTTCAGGTTTATTATAGATGCTACTATTAATAGAATCGCTTTGAGTAAATGTTTTTACCGGAGAACTTTTAAATAATTTTTCTATTGTAGAAAATGTATATGATTGTTTACCTTTATCTCTAGTTTCAAAATAAACATAAAGTGATGATTTATTTTGATCAGAAATAGACCTTTTTCTCAACATTTCAATTGCTTTGAATGGGTCGTGATGCGGGATAACAATATTTTGATTACCTTTAGTATTTTCTACTGTAATCGGTTTTGTACTTTTTAAATAATTTTTATGAATGTCTTTAATAGCATCCGATAACAATCCCTTATAACTTTTTTGAACAAAATTTGTTTTCGCATGCAACGCTTCTTCAGAAACGCATTTCAAAGTATACATTTTTGAATTAAGGGATTGTGTTGCCATGTTTGCATCTTCTAAAGTATATAATGCGAACTTAAATTCACTAGATGTACCATCGGGCATTTGAATTTGTAAATCAACGGTTTCATCGCCTACAATTTTTAACTGACCTATTTGATCATCCATATCTAATACTTTTATGTAAGCAATAGTTCCTGGATGAAAAATTGTTTCAAAAATTGATGCTGAAGAAAACGCATAACCTAAATCTAATGATCCTCTAGGCGAGGATAATTTAAATGAAGTTATTGCTATATCACCTGGAACGAAATTATCAACCATTTAATATCTTTGTCAACTGTTTAGAAATTGGAAGAGCTATTGATTTGTTTATCAAATTTATAGATTTATTTGCTTCGTTTAAATCATTTTCATAATCATATATGTAAACTGGATCCCAATAACTTGCTTCTATAGCTGGAATATTATTAGCCACAGAAGCAACTGCTGTAAATGCTACATTACTTAAACTTGCATTACCGAATAGATAACTACTACCAGTAATTATAACAGTACTATTTGGATAAAGAGTTCCAGAAACATTATTAATTAATACTGATGTACTATTAGATGTTACAACCTGCCCTTTACCTGTATGACTAGTATCAAAATTAATCGTTACGATTTCACCTTCTATAAATTTCGAAACGCCATTAGCATAAACTCCATTCGCGCTATAATTTATAATTGAATTGGTATTAATTGTAGTATCGATTTGTATTCTAGAATAACTGAAAATATTACCTTGATTATCGTAATACGGTTGATAGAATTTATAAAGACTCGGGTCTAATGCATTATAATTCGAAACACTAATTGTTCCAGGACTATTATACCAATTATTTCTATAAAACATAACACTATTTTGTAATACAGGAATAGAAGTATTATATTTTGTTGTTAAATGTTTATTAAAATCTGAAGAAGAAAGATACCACTGATAGTATGGATCGATAATACCATTAGTAAGATACATCAACCAACTTATATATTGATCAGAATAATAATGATCTGCAATTTGATCTGGTCTTTGACCTTG